ACGATTGAAAATGCTTCTGGGGCGAATGTCAGAATTGATCTCAATAATGTTTTTGCTGCTATCCAATCAAGTAATTCTAAATCTACTGATTTAGCTACAAGTCAATGTGTAGCTGGTATGCCTTTTTTAAATACCACTACAAATATTCTAAAAATAAGAAATTCAAGCAATGGTGCTTTTACAGAGATAGGAAATATAGACCAAGCTAATTTAGGTTTATTACTTAAAGCTGGCGGTACTATGACAGGTCCGTTATTAATAGATGATTCTTCAAGTGCTTCTAGTCCTGCATTAAGTTTCGATACAGACACAGATTTAGGTTTATTTAGAAAATCTGCAAACGTAATGGGATTTTCCTCTAGTGGTACAGAACAGATGATATTTGATGGTAATGGATTAACGCTCCAGTCACAGAATGATCTTAGGTTTGCTGATGCTGATAGCAGTCACTATGTAGGTTTTAAAGCACCAGCCACAGTTTCTTCTAGCCTTACTTGGACTTTACCAGCTACCGATGCTGCTGTTTCAGGTTATGCTCTTGTATCTGACGCTTCTGGTACGTTAAGTTGGGCTGCTGCTGGAGGTGGAGCAGTTGGTGGAGCATCTAATGAAATATTTTGGGAAAACGATCAAACAATAACAAGTAACTACACGATCACAAATGGTAAAAATGCTGGTAGTTTTGGTCCAATTACTATACAATCAGGAGTAACAGTCACAGTCGGTTCTGGAGAGACATGGACAGTAGTATAAGTATGTATATAATAGATCTATGAGCCAATTAAAAGTCGATAGTATTATCCCTAGAGGTGGCCTCCCTTCTGGGGCTAGTGGTGGAATTATTCAAGTTGTATCGTTTACAAAAACAGATACGTTTTCTGAAGATGTAGCTCAAGGTGCATTTAGTGGTGATACAGGTTTAAATGTTACTATTACTCCTTCATCTTCTTCTAGTAAAATTTTAATTCTTGCTTCTGTAACTATGGGTTGTAGCAATGATAATAGAAATGCAATTACACTTTTTAAAGGTAGTTCTGCGATTGATGCTGCTAGAGGTGATACAAACAGCTCTAATCAAAGAGTAAGTTCCTCAGCTTTTAACACTTCAACAAGTCATACGAGTCATATTACTCTGAACTATTTAGACAGTCCTAATACTACAAGTTCAACAACTTATGGAATTAGGTTAAGTCATGGTCGTAATGGTAACTCTGCTAATGTTTTTTTGAACAGAGCAAGTTCAGAGAGTACTGGTAACGATAGAATGAGGGCTGCAAGTTTTATCACAGCAATGGAGGTTTCTGGTTAATGGGATTAGATCACAATGCCATAAGAAAGGCTTATCCAAATGTAACGCTTATTAATGACAATGGTTCAATCATCAAAGATGCTTCTGGAAACACAGTTGCAGTTGAACAGGCAAAAATTGATGAAGCAAGAATCGAACTAAATAAATTAAATTATAGAACTGATAGAACAACTGATGGTTCTACAATATACGCATCGTTTGGAGATCAACTTGATATGTTGTATAAGGATATTGTTGCGGGTAAACTAGATACAACTGGAACGTGGGCAACTCACATCAAAGCCGTTAAAGACGCAAATCCAAAACCATGAGTACATTACAAGTCGGGACAATAAAAAGTGCATCTTCCGCAGCACCAGTATTTCAAAACAGTAGTGGCACTGAAATAGGAAGTCTTATTAATAAAGCAGTTAAATTCAGCGGCTTTTCTGGCACTCTTCTATTTGACAAAGGTATATCCTCTATAACTGATAATGGAACAGGAGATTATACTGTAAATTTTGATAATGCTTTTTCTAATGCCGATTATGCATATACCTTTGGTGCTATGAATGAATCAGGAACAACCTCAACAAGTACTGATGATGATAGAAATGAAGGAGGTAATTTAAGAGTTAAAAATGAAGGAGTAGCTGCAAGTACATTTAGGGTTCAAAGTTGGAGAACTACAAATAACGGAGAAACTGCAAATGATGTACCAGAAATTTGCATATTTTTTATAGGATCTTAATTATGTCAACACTTAAAGTCAACACAATTCAAACTACAAGTGGTGGTTCTAGTTCAACACCAGAACAGATTGAACAGGGTAGAGCAAAGGTTTGGTGTTTATATAACGGAGGTGGTAACTCAGTACTAGATAGTTTTGGTACATCATCAGTTACCGATAATAGCACTGGTGATTTTACAATAAATTTTTCTACAAATTTTTCAAACGCTTCTTATGGTGTTAGTGGCTCAACCGCAGGGTCAAGTAATGCAGATTCTATTGTTGTTGGTGGTAGATCTGGTGGTGTAGCTACAGATGATAAGACGGCATCTTCACTTAGGTTTCAAGTAAGATACGCTCCAAGTAATTCACTTCAAGACTCTGACAGAATAAGCATAATTTGTTTTGGCGATCAATAACACTTAGGATATAATAAAAGAAAAAACTTATGGCAAATTCTGACACAAGATTTATTTACACAAATGATGATGGTTCTATCAGTATTGTTTGTCCAGCCGATAATTGTGATTTAACTTTAGATCAGATAAAAGATAAAGATTGCCCTAATGGTAAGACAGTTTATACTGTTAATAAATCTGCAATTCCTACTGATAGGAGTTTCAGAAACGCTTGGACTTATACGGAGTAAAACATGGGATTTGGCATTGATATGGCGAA